GCAGCGCCAGCTGTCTCGGGCTCCGAGTTCCAGCACGGTTTTGCGCTGGGCTTCAGCGTCGCCGAAGCCTCGATCGACTCGTGGCAGTACGCCGCCACGATCTGACTCGCGAGGCGGCGAAAAAAACCATGGTCCGGAATTTTAAAAAAACCGCCGGCGGAAAAACCGTAGGTACTTCCCCGCAGATCCGGCCAAGAGAGACCTGGGAACAGCCAATTTTACCTAAATTCTTACGCATTTTAACACCAGCTCCCTGAGGGTGCATGGCTGACGACCTGGAAGCCCTGCGATCGCAGCGCCGAGAGCTCGGCCAGCAGATCCGCGCGGCTGCCGCCACGGTTGGACGCGACCTCCGAGGTGAGGATGCTCGCCTGCGAGCGGCCGCGCACTCTCGCGAGGTCCAGAAGGATGTCAAGGAGATCGGGCCGCCGCCGGCGATCGTCGATCCTGACCGCCGCGAGGCCTGCCGGCTGGACCTGCACCGCTACCTGCTCACCTACCATCCCGAGGCCTTCCCGCTCGAGTTCGGCCCGGACCACCTCTACCTCATCGAGCAGACCCAGCGCATCCTACTGGCCGGCGGCCAGGTCGTCGCCGCGTTCCCGCGCGGCTCGGGCAAAACGACGATCTTCCAGCGCTCGCAGATCTGGGCGGCGCTCTATGGGCATCGGCACTACCCGATGCTCATCGCGGCTGACGACGGCAAATTCAGGAACCTGATCCGCGGCATCAAGGTCGTACTCGAGAACAACGAGCTCCTCGCCGAGGACTTCCCGGAGGTCCTGCACCCGATCCGCTCCCTCGAGCGCGTAGCGATCCGCGCGAATTACCAGACGTGCCGGGGAGCGCCCACCTACATGAAGTGGTCCGTTGATTCGATCGTCTTCCCGACGATCGCGGAGTCCCTCGAGCGAGGCAACGCGGGCACCGTCATCGGCGGCGGAGGGCTCACGGGAGCGGCGGTACGCGGTGGCGTGCTCACGCTGCCTAGTGGTGCCCAGATCCGGCCGGATGCGGTCCTCATCGACGACCCGCAGACCAGGAAGTCGGCGAAGTCGGATGCCCAAAACCAGGAACGCGAGGACATCCTGAACGGCGACATCCTCGGAATGGCTGGCCCGGGCCAGACCATCGCGGCGATGGTCGCGTGCACGGTCATCTATCGTGGCGACCTCGCCGATCGGCTGCTCGATCGCGAGCGGTCGGTGAACTGGACCAAACTCAAAGTCGCCATGCTCAAGAGCTGGCCCAAAAACATGCCGCTCTGGGAGGAATACGATACAGTTCGCCGCCAGGAGCTGCTCGAGGAGGTCGAGCCCGGCTCGGCCAACGCGTTCTACGCCGCGCGGCGGGAGGCGATGGACGAGGCCGCCCAGACCTACTGGCCGGCTCGTGTCCTTCCTGGTCGGCTCTCGGACGTCCAGTCGGCCATGGACGACTACTTCAGCGACCCACGCGCCTTCATGGCGGAAAAGCAGAACACGCCGGACGCCGATCTGAAAAGCGACCTGCCCGAGCTTAACTCGCTCGACCTGGTGCGACGGATGGGAGCGACCAAACGCGGGGAAGCCCCTCCGGACGCGACGACGCTCACCGCGCACATCGACGTCCAGGGCCGGCTCCTCTACTGGCTGGTGGCCGCATGGACGCAGGGCGGGGCCGGAACGATCATCGACTACGGCTGCTGGCCGAAGCAGACCCGCCGCTACTTCAAACTATCGGAAATCAAAAAGGAACTCACGGAATACTATCCGGGCTTCGACCAGCAGGCCGCCCTCCGGCAGGCGATCGCGGACGCCATCAAGTCGCTCGCCGGCCGCGTCTTCCCGCGAGCAGACGGGGCCGATATGCGCATAGATCGCGGGATGGTCGACGCTCGCTGGCAGACCGAGCTCGTCGAGGGCGGCATTCGCGCGGCCCAGGTGCCGAACTGGATCCCGAGCTACGGCGTCGGTATCCGGGCCAAGGATGCTCCGCTCGAGAAATGGACTAAGAAACGGGGCGTCCGGCGGGGAAATCATTTCCTCCTGCAGAAGCCTGATCGCCGGCTTTTCATGAGTTGCTTCTATGACACCAACTACTGGAAGTCGCAGGTCCACGCGGCGCTCCTGGTGCCGATGGGGCATCAGCACGCGATCGACGTCTATCGCGACATGCAGAGCTACCACCAGATCCTGGCCGATCACCTGACCGCCGAGAAAGCGGTACGTGTCGAGGCCCGAGGCCGAATCGTCGATGAATGGGAGCTGCCAAGTTTCGCACCGGACAACCACTACTTCGACTGCCTGGTCGGCGCGACAGTGTCCGCGTGCCTAAGCGGCATCAGCAAAGGAGCCGAATCGAATGAGCGAATCGAACCAAAGCGACAAGAGCTCGCCCCCCCTCGAGTCAAGCAACTCAAAATCTGAGCCGCGGCGTCCCGGGAGGCCCCCCGGCGCAAAGGCGCGACCGTACGAGCTGGTAGTCGTGAACGACCTCGCCTGCCCAACGTGCGGCAAGACCAACTCGAAGATTCTCGAGTGCCCGTATCCGCCGGCCGAGCTCGACTATGAGCACGTAGCCGAGGATGGCTTCACCTATAACCGCGTGACCTGGCAGAATCGTATCTGCGAATGCGGGCAGTACCTGCGAGTGAAGGTCCGGCGACTTGTGTGAATAAATCCAGCCCCTGCGTTTCTGCAGCTAGGCAATAGCGCGAGATCGGCGAATCTGGTGGTATGCCAGATTACTCCGTCGAGATCGCGGCTCTCGAAGCCATCCTCAACTCGGGCGCACAGTCCATCTCGACTGATGGACTTTCGACGACTTATGACCTCGCGCAGGTCAGAAAGCGTCTTGCCGAATTGAAGGCGAAAGACGATGCGACGATTGCGTCTGGCAACTCACGGCCACGAATCGCCCGTATACGGTTGCCATTCAATTGATCGACGCCGCGCGGAATTGGTTCGCCTCGCTCACCGGCTACGACGCGCTGAATACGCGCGGCCGGCGGAAGGCTGCTGTAACTCGCGTCAAGTCCGAGGACGCAGTCCTCGAAGATCGTGGACGCCGGCAGCTGCAGGCCACCGCCCAGGATGTACAGCGCAACTTCTCGATCGCCGCCTGGGCGATCAGGATGCACCTCAACTACGTCAGCTCCTTCGCGTTCCAGTCACGCACGGGAGACGACCAGATCGACGAGGCCGTCGAGGCCTATATGGCCGGCTGGAGCTCGCGTTACCAGTGCGATGTCCGCCGCCAGCATCCGTTCCGCCGCATGATCCGCCTGGCCGAAGCCCGCCGCGTCGTCGACGGCGACTTCTTCTTCCTGAAGGTCTCCGGGGATGGCCCAAATCGCGGCCGGCTCCAGGCGATAGAAGGCGACCGCGTCGCCACGGCCATTCAGGGCGTGCCCAGCAACTTCAACGCGACGTCCTGGACCAATGGCGTCAAGCTCACGCCCAGTGGCGTCGCACGCGAATACTGCATCTGCAACCGTGACAATAGCGGCAACCTGTCGTTTGGTCGAATCGTCCCCGCCGACAGCGTTTTTTCGCATGGCTTTTACGACCGCTTCGACCAGGTTCGCGGCGTCTCGCCGATTGCCGCCGCGCTCAACAGCCTGCAGGACGTGTACGAGGGCATTGACTATGCCCTGGCAAAAATCAAAGTGTCGCAGCTCTTCGGACTCGTGTTCTATCGCGAAGCCGCAGATGGATTCGATGGCGTTCGGCCGACGATCGACAGCAACGGCGATGGCATTGCGGACTCCGGCTACGAGGTTGACTTCGCCAACGGGCCACAGATGCTCGACCTGAATCCAGGCGACCGGGCCGAGTTCCTGGAATCGCGATCGCCAGCGACCGAAACGGTCCAGTTCCTGAAGCTGATCATTCACGTTGCCTTGAAATCGCTCGACTTGCCGTATTCGTTTTTCGACGAGAGCTTCACCAACTTCTACGGCTCTCGCGGCTCGATGATCCAGTACCTCAAGGCCTGCCGCGCAAAACAGCAAGACCTCTCGGAGCTGCTGGACGAGATCGCCTCCTGGCGGCTCGGCATGGCGATTGCCGACGGCGACCTTGTGCTTCCTCCTGGTGTGAGCTTCCAGGATCTGTCCTGGGAGTGGGTGCCCGACGGAGTCCCCTGGTGGGATCCCCAAAAAGAGGTCAGCGGCCACGCCTCCGCAATCGCGGCAGGCCTCGACACGCCGCAACGCGTCTGCCGGGCGATCGGGACTGACTATTACGACAACATCGACGAGATCGCGAAGGCGAACACATACGCCAAGGAACGCGGCGTCAACATCGTCCTGCCTGGGATCTCCACCGCCCAGGTCGCCCTCGAGCGGCAGGCCAACGCGGATCCCGGCTCACGTGAGGATCAGGGATCAACATGACCACCAAACAAAAGTCCGTACCCGCCGCCGCCCTGCAGTTCTCGATCGGGCATTTCGAGCTCGGCACCAACGGCTCGTCAGCCAAGTCGGCCCCGTTCAAGATGGTCGCGCGCAGTGGGCAGCCAATCGAGCATTGGTTCTGGGGCAACGTCGTTCACGACCTCGGCGGCATGAAGCTGGCGAAGTCACGCGTCGCGATCGACTACGCCCACGATCCAAAAGAGGTCATTGGCTACGCGAACCATTTCGAGTCGGACTCCGGTGACCTCGTCGTGTCGGGTGCGCTGGTGCCGTTCAAGGAATCGGACCGCGCCACGGAAGTCATCCACAAGCAACGCGAGGGCGT